TGCGATTATGTAAGCCCTCCTTTGCGTCGATGAGAGGTGATTAAGCCTTATACATGGGATGCTATCCAATTCAAGTTTCCGCGCAGCCAGCACCCTCCCGTGGCCTGCTATGATGCTCGACTGCTCATCTATCAGAACAGGATTATTAAAACCGAACTCCCTAATACTTGCCGCGATCTGAGCGACCTGCGCTTCACTGTGAGTACGAGCGTTGTTAGCATAAGGAATTAATTTTTCTACTGCTACCTGCTCAACTAACATTCGGCTGTCTCTCTTTATAATATATATATGACCAGATGCTTTTACGACCAAGTATCCGGTTAGACTTTATCGCTACTCGAGTGACATATCTTTGCTTGAGCAGATAGCAGAGTGCCATTGAGATTTCGCAAGTCTTTAGATCGCACCGCCCATCTATTTCAGCTAACGTGAACTCGCCTACCTGATCCTTCAAAATCTCGCGTAATGTTGAGACTGCTCGTGCCATGCCACCTCCTGATGAATATCATAATTATATCAGATATGATATTTATTTGCGGACATTCAACTTAAAAATAAATCACGATAGCCGGGCTATCAAGATTCTCAGGCAATCATTATCGCTATGATACATAGTGCGCATCCTATAGCTGAGATCAGTGCGACTTTTATGCACAATGCGATCATCCTGTCATCGTCGTGCCATTTGGATGATCTGTAACCATCGCGGACGAATGATTTAGCGTTCAAATATGGCATCCCTCCGTCATAATAATGATTGCGCTCTTCGGCTTCCTTCATTGTTCGTGCAGTCAGTGGATAGATCATTTTAATACTCTCCTTTTTTAGATGATTGCCCGTGGCGTGGATCGTCAAGGTACTGATCTAACTCCTCTACGCTCAGACCTTGATTCTGTTCGCGCTCACGATTGTAATATTCCTCGTCCTCCCGATCTCGCAAAATGGACTGATATGATGCCAGCATCTTGGCGCGGGTGTCATCGTCAGCCCGCCAGAAATTCATCACTGCCAGAGCTACGATGTGCTGATACTCGTCATCTTGAGCTTTTAATATTTGGTTGATGTCCATTTTCAATCCTCCAGTAAGGTCATGATTTCATTGTAGGTTTTGTAAGTTTCCTCGTCGAAAGCCGACAAAGCATATAAAGCAGCATTCATAGCAGCCATAGCAGCCATAGCAGCATTCCTAGCAGCCCCCAGCTCATTCACCAAATCTTCTCTTGTACTCATTATAATTACCCTCTGTTTAGCGGAAAGTTCAATGGCGCGTTCAAATGGTGTCATATCATCTCCTAGATTGTAGAAAGAATTGCAATTAAAAATCCGGCTGCTGCTCCAGCACCAATGTATTTTATCCAGTCCAATAACTTACTCATACCTCCTCCTCGTTACCTTCTTCCTCGAAATGATCTTCCAGTTCGCGCCAGTTTATGTCCGTATCTATAAAATCTGATAACCAAGCGTTATTCGATGCTAATTCTGATACTGCTTCCTCGAATGTTTCACGAGCCATTTGCACTTGCTCCCTGCTCTCTGGCTCTAACCATACGTTTATCAGCCATGTCGCTCTGTTCGTCCATCCGTTGTAATCGCTCATTTTATATTCTCCAAGTTTAAATATTTCTTAGTTGGTCGATTTGTCCGACAATTCCAATCTGACCAGATACCGGACGCGTGAGATCAATACCAGATTCAATGTGGCGTAGCCAGTAATCACCGTACATTGTCTGCATAACGTGATACTTCTCTCCAGATTCAGCGATTACAATATCACCAGATGTGACAGGATTAATTAGTGCATTTACTTTCGAATGGTGGTGGACGTTCATCTTTTATTCTCCAGTTGTAATAAAATATCCGCGTTTAAGAACCTCAATGGCTCGCTCGTGATGCGATGGAGTCATCATTATTCGATTGTCACCGCCTTTTGCCCATATGTCGGTGCGTGATGTTTCAGTGATAAACCAACCGCTAGCGCGGCACTCGAGCGTGACCTGCGTACCAATGCGAGTGTATTTGTACGCACTTTTTACAGAATCACCGCTCTCAACTATTATTTTTATTCCGATTGCGTATTTTTTGCCACCGACTAGATTCTCTGCGCGGCTGATCTGACTGTTGCAATCCGCAACCATGTCTGTGAACTTATTGTAAGTGTGGGTGGCGGCGATTCCATTCACCTCGTCAAGAATTGCGTTGATTTTGTCTGCGTTTTTTACATCAAATTTGATTGGCTTCATTTTGTATTCTCCTTAGAACCCCCCCGTAGGGGGAGGGTTGTTTAGTCAGTTAATAAAACAAAGACGCTGCTTCTCATTACAAACGCCTCGGCGGGTGTGGTTGAGTACGCATGGAACTCGCGCACCATAATGTGAGACTTGCGGTTTTCACAAACACTCTCTATAAAATAAACCGCATCATTTTTAGGATTGATCTTAAAAAACTCACCAATCTTTACGTCTTTAAGTTTGCATCGTGTCATTTGTATCTCCTATTTTGGGCTTCAAAATGAATCCCGATGAGAACTATTATACACAACTATTATAAATGGTAAACATATTTATCATATATTTATTTCTCTAATAGAATCAATATGTTACAGACGAAAAAAAGGGCCACGATTTCTCGCAGCCCTGCCGCAACTACCAATTACAGCGAGTTAATTGTACATCAGAATGGCAGATCGTCTGGCATATCATCGAAAGCGGATTTGTAAGGGTCTGATTTCTCATATTTAATAGGAACTACGTTACCCGCCTCTTTTGCCTTACCCAAAAACTGGACAGTATCGGCACTGATCTTTGTGCTGTACTTTGTGACTCCCGATTTGTCCTCGAATTTGTCCGTCTTCATCTTCCCTTGAACGTAGACCTGCGAGCCTTTCTCTAAGTATTGCCCGCAGATTTCCGCCAGCTTGCCAAACGTGGAAATGTTAATCCACTCTGTCCCTTCTTTTGTCTTCGTCTTCCAGCCACACGCGATGCTGAAATTGCAGACTGCATCGCCAGCGGCGGTAACTCGTAGTTCTACATCCTTCCCAAGCCTACCGATAAAGCTACACTGATTCAGATCAGACATTATTTTTTCTCCAGTTGTTTAATTGCGTCATCTACTTCACTTAAAAACTTAATTGTTTCGATCTCCATCTTAGCTATTAGATCGTCATCTCTATCCAGACCTGAGACAAATAGCTGTAAATGCTCTGGCACTCGTGGGTCGTAGCTTACAAAGTCGCAATAAGTTGCGCCAGTTACCCACATCTGACACTGCATCTGATTAATGTAAGCAGCAGGTGGCTTGTTATCGAGTCTATATCCCAAGTGCGTCTGGGTGTTGGGACACTTGATCTCGATTAACGCATTAACACCACTGATAATGCCATCAGGAGACGCTCCAAGCCACTTTATCGTAGGATGAAAGCAGAACTCTGCCTCGTCTACAAAAAAGCCTGTGTCAGCCTCGTAGCGGATTCTTGCAAGAGGTTCATGTTCCGTCCCCCACTCCATCGCCGCATTTGTGAAGCTGCCAGCTACTTGACCAGAAATACGCTCCGCGATGATCTGCATCCTGTACTTCTGTCGGGTAACAGCTTCTCCTGCCTTACCCTTTGCTAATACATCGCTCATCCTAGACGCAGTTACATGGCCTAGCCGTTGTGCAAACCATTCTGAAGACCCTTGAGTTATCATTTTAGAAAGTACCTCGCAACGACCTTCCCGTTATCAAGGTGGACGTTCTCTGTCTGGATGTTATAGCCAAGACATCGCAAGTCATAAATTCTAGCCGACAATCTCATGCAATTCGCTTCCATAAGCGCGACCAGTGAGGTGATCCTGCGTTTCTTTTTTAGTTGCAGCAATAGCCATGAGTTTTGAGATTTCATGCCAATTCTCCTTTGCGTTTATTTTTGGCTGCGGCGAGGCGAGTTGATGCCTCTGGATCGCTCTTAAATTGATCTGCCATCGGGAAGTAATTTGCTTTCAATTCCTCAATCGTTGCGCTGCTCTCGATCAACGCTATGGCAGCTTTTACCTCATCTTCGTTTGCCACAATGACTGGCAAATCCTCTCCGGCGTAGATGTATAAACCGATTCCATGAAGTGCAATCGCTTTGGCTAGACATCGTTGCATCGCAGTATTCACGGACATTGCATCAGGATTAACGATGGCTTTATTTTTATGATCCATGACAGGAAGCTGCGCGGTCATTGTTTTGAAAAACGCTGTGACGGTGCAGAATACCATCATCGTATCGCCGAACTTAACAGGCTCCTTGTATTCCCAGACCGCCTCTGGATCGTTTTGCAAGAGTGTGTCTACTGCCCACACCCACGACAAATAGGTGAGCTGTCCTTTCTTTTCAGTGTGAGCGTTAACATTAATCTCTCTCAATTCTGCAAATGTTTTCATATAATATTCCTTTCATATATGGCAAAATGCCACTTGTATTATAACTGAGATTGCGAACTATGATAGAACTATTTTTACCCTACCCGCCCAGCGTAAATACTTACTGGGGTTTTCGTGGATCACGGCGATTCCTGACTAAGACAGCTAACGACTTCAAGCTGATCGTCAATCTTGCTAGCAAGCGGGCTAGATTCGGTGCTGATAAAGTAGGTCTTGAGATACTGCTACATGCTCCTGACCGCAGGCGCAGGGACATAGATAATGTGCTGAAGCCGTTGCTCGATGCTCTACAGGCTGCTGGTGTATTCGATGATGATTCGCAGGTAGACCAGTTGATGGTATCGCGTGGGAGCGTTATGAAGGGCGGTTCGTGCGTGGTTAAAATAAAAACTTTACAAGAGTAGAAATTTGATCTATTCTAATTACATCGGGAGTGATAACCCCGACAACAGAGAGGGAGTCAGTTATGCAATACAGTATCTTTTGTGGTGAGACAAAGGCTTTTAGCCTACCCCTTTCTATGGTTTTAAGCTGTCGGCTTATCCCCGACTCTCACCCCAAAGGATATTGATATGCACTATTATAAATTTGATATTTCGGCGTGGGCAATACATACATCCCATTTGACTCTGGAGGAGGAATCGGTCTATTTTAGGCTGATAAACTCCTACTACGACACCGAGCTTCCGATCCCGACCGACCCTTCCGCAGCACTCCGAAAGCTAAGACTCTCTAAACATTCCAGCATAGCAAAAGTAATATTATCAGAAT